CCAATGTCATAATTGTTTCTGACGGCTTTGATTTTAAGAAAATTCACCACATATTATCGCAATTACCTAAAAATATAACCATAATAGGCGTAAACGGGTCTTTGTTGAAATGGGAAATTACAAGTAGAAGCATTAACTACTATGTTGTAAACAATCCTTATGATGAGTGCATGAGATATTTGCCAAAGAAAGGACGTGTTTTACCAACTTGTATAGCTAGTCCAAGAACAAATTGTAATTTTTTAGATAATTATTCTGGAAGAAAGATGCGGTATTATCCAGTGAATGAATTGAGCTATACAACAACAGGAATGAAAGAAGCAAGATGGCAAGTTGATGATTATAGAAATCCAATTTGTGCAGCGATTGGACTAGCTTATAGGTTTGGGGTTGAAAAATTGTTATTGCTTTGTTGCGATGACTCTTTTGAAACAGAAAGACCTGGATCAAAAAAGTTAGAAAACGGGTTGTGGACGTACCCGCAACACGAAGTTGCGCACGGTCTTATTGATGGCAATTTGTACTGGCTAAACAATCAAAAGTATAATGAAGTTTCAGTTGCAGATTGTTCTCACGGACCAAAGTATACAAATGCTTCTCACATAGAAGCAGAAAATATTTTATCATTTTTCGGGGTTGGAAACAATGAACAAAAGGATTGACAATTTTGGTGATCCATTCGGACCATTTGATTTAAACGATTTCAAAAAATGGATGGAACATCAGCATGACGCTAAAGCCAAGCCGAATATGGTTGGTATACAAGTGGAATCTAAGATTTCATATAAAAAACTTATTTCAAGAATGGACGTACAAGAAGGCGATCTTGAAGAAGTTGCAAAAGAATTTAAGAAAAAAGGTGGTACAATTACGGAAGTAAATGGACATCACTTTTTAGTAGAAAACGAAAAAGGCAACTTTTTTATACATCGCATGTACGTACAACGAGACTAAAATTTTTTTCTTAGCATAGTTGTCTTGTTTGGCAAATGAGATGTATTGATTAAGGGATTTGACACTGTCGAATCCCTTAATTCTGTAGATCCATTGATTGGCAAGTTTTTATAACCTCTTTTTTGAAGTTTAGAAGCAAGTTCTTCAAAAGAAGAAGCAGATTCCAACCATGGTTCCCACATCATCCTTGATTCGTGAATTATTTGATTGATTTGTATTTCCCATGCAATTGGCAAATATAAATTCGATATATTATCAATTCTAACTGCGTTTTGCGAACTGCCGGTTAATTTTGCTAAAATTCTTATGCCTGTTTTATCTCTTTTGCCGAGATATAAATACAATTCACTTTTTTGTTTCTTCATTTTTTTCATCCTTTTCTTTTATTCCCAACATTGCTTTTAAAATTTCTTCTATTATAATTTGTCCGTAAATATCGTTAGGGAATTGTCGTGCAAACTCCCTTAAAGCATCTAAACCAACAACTGTTTCTTCTTGAGATTTTTTCATGCCAGTTCCTTTGCCGCAATATGCAGAAATAAAAGACAATTACTGTATCGCCTATTATGGAGATAATAGAGAATATATTGTACAACTAAAAATTTTAAGACCAACAATGGAAAAAACATTTCCAGGAATTAAAGTTTATTTATCTTGCAAAAACAATTACATGTATTTACTTAAAGGCGAACAGAGAATTATTCAATTTGAAGAATTAGATAAAAATAGAAATTTATTTGGTTATATCAGAACCATTAAAGATGAAAATAATACTCACCCTATTGAAAATTTCATGAAAGAATCTGATATAGAGATTTTACCAATAAAAACGAATACAAACCCATCAAATAAAAAATGCGTCATAATTTCAAATGGAATAGAACCAGTTCGATCTTTAACAGGAGATCAAATAAAAAAATTATATGAAAATTTAGAAAGCAAAGGATTTGATGTTTTTTTAAATATAGATTTTTCTGATGCGGGATTAGTTGTAGGAGTTGAAAATGAAAATCTTTATTTAGCAGCAGAAAGCGGCATAAATACAAATTTGATTGTAACTGGTTTTGGTGAAAATCTATTCAAAAAAATGTTTCCTGAATGTAATATTTATGATTTATAAATATCATTTGGATAAATAGAGTAATAAGGCGTCAATAAAAACACCTGGAGAAACATGAGCGTATTTAAAGTGGTTTTAAACAATTCTCTTCAAGGAACTTTAGACTTAAATCCTACGACACCTGGACAAGAAATAGTTCCTTCAATTCAAAGAACTATGTTTGTTGCTGGTCCTAATCGTCAAATTCGCAAATTAAAAGATGGCGATCAATTTAACGATTGTAATTACTGGAAGCGATTTGCATTTCCTCAATTACCACTTGAGCAAGCTTTTATTGAAGTTTTAACAGATGATGGATCATATTACAGTGATTTTTCAGAAGAAAACACATATCCAAAAGTTTATGATTTATCAGTAGAGAATGAATCTACTTATTCTGATAACTTGGTTGATATTTTGGGTGACACAAATGGCTATGCAATATTTGTTCAAATTGCAAACCAAGGAAATACACCAGTAAAGTGCAAGATTAACGGAATAGCTGGTGCAGTATTTGATCTTGGTTCAGGTGAAACACAGGTTTTCAATTATGGAGACTTGACAATTAGCAAGCTCGAATTTGCAAATACTGTTTCCGGAGGATCTACAACTGCCATTCAAGTTTTAGTATCTGTAAAAAGTGTTTGTCAAAGTTAAAAAAAATAAAAATTTCAAAAGCCTCAGTAGCCTAACTGGTTACTGAGGCTTTTTTACTATTATATAAAATGGTAAAAATTTTAAAGAAAAAAACAAAAAATATTAAAGAAAATTTATCATTAAAAGAATATTATCAAATTAAAAATAAAATTTTATTTAGACATCATGGCGGTCTTGGTGATTTGTTAATGCTTAGAATGATGTTTAAAGACTTAAAGTCTTTGATTCCAGATTCAGAATTTATTGTATCTTGTTCAGAAAATTTTAAAGACGCAATCATTGATCATCCTTATATTGACAAAATAGTTGACAACAATAAAATTGACGAAGAACAATATAATATCGAATATCAAGTAGATGTGCCAATTGTAAATTTTTATGAAACAAATAAAGCTTTTACTTATACTGAGCACAGATCTGATTTGTGGGCAGGTTATTGTGGCGTAAAATTGAAATCTCATGACATGTGTTTAAGGTTTAATTCAAATGCTTTGGAATATTGCAATAAAAAAATAAAAAATGTTTATAAAAACGATAAACCAAATATAATTTTATCTCCAACATCTGCAAATATGTTTAAATCTTTAACTTCGATTCAAATTGACACAATCGCAGAGGCAACAAAAGATTATAATCTTATAGGTTTACACCACAAAGAGCTTAGCATTTTAAAATCTGTAAATATACCTGGCATTTATACTAAAAACTTAAGGGAATGGATGGGCATAATAGCTTGCGCAGATTATGTCATATCGGTTGATACAGCGACATTTCATCTTGCTGGAGGATTGAAAAAGCCTTTAGTTGGAATTTTCACATTTGCAAACGGAAAAGTCTATGGACAGCACTTTGACTTTGTTTTAATTCAAAAGCATAGAGACAACGGCGATTGGTCATGTGGACCTTGTTATGATTTTTCAAAATGCACAAAAGGCAACAATAAAACAAAGCCATGTTTAACTGAAATTTCTAAAGAAGAAATAAAAATAGGCATAAAAACGATGTTTGAAAAATGGACTTCGCCTTAATGTCTTTTTTTTTAATATTGGCTGGATAACTAATGTAATATTGTGTTTATTGGAGATGGCGTTTTGGCACAAATCATAAAACCAAATGTAGTAAAAATATTAACCAAAGAAGGTGAAGTTCAAGTTTCTATAACCTTAGAACTAAACATCAATTTGAATGCCGATAATCTCAAAATAAACGCGCAATCATTCGTGGAAGAATCACACGAAAAAGAAAAGAAACCAAAGTTTGAAGAAGACAAGGTTGAATGGGCAATACCGGATTTCGGCTTTTCCCAGAAAATTGAATTTGGAAAACAAGAATGAACCAAAGGAGAAAGTAATATGGCACTCGGATTTGATTGTGGAACATTTAATTTAGTGTGTTGCAATAGAGATAGTGAAGGAAATTTTGTTTACAAAAGAGAAGTTAATGCTTTTATGGAAATTCCATTAGAAAGCAGAATGGTTTTCAACATGATGAAATCTGCAAAAGTTCCTTTAATTGAATTAAATAAAGTTGCATATGCTTTAGGCGAAAAAGCATGCGAAATGACTTATACATTCAGTCAAATTGAATTGAAAAGACCTATGATTCATGGATGTGTAAATCCAAAAGAAAAAGAAGCTTTTCAAATTATGTCTATTATGATTCATTCTTTGATCAATGGATTAAAAAAAGATGGAGATGTTCTGTACTATTGCGTTCCAGCTAATGCAATTAACGAAGAAACAGATGCTGATTATCACCAAAGAATTCTTGATGCTATTTTTAAAGCTTATAAAAGCGAAACCGGATTAAAGGTCGATGCTCATCCTATCAATGAAGCTTTGGCTTTAGTTTATGCCGAACTTGGAAGTAAGGCTTATACGGGAATTGGAATATCTTTTGGAGCGGGAATGGTAAACGTTTGTTTTGCAATGTACGGCAATCCTGTGTTTGCATTTGCCATAGTAAATTCTGGCGACTGGATTGACAAACAAACCGCAAAAGCAACTGGCGAAACAATTTCTTTCATAAATAAAGAAAAAACCAAGGTTGATCTTACAAAACCGCCTGCAAATTTAGTTGAAAGAGCTATTCATACTCAGTATAGACTTATGATTGAACATACAGTCAACGGAATCAAAAAAGGATTTACAGATGTTACTAAAACTGTAAGAACTGATTCTGAAATTGATGTTGTCATAGCTGGTGGAACGTCTTCTCCAAATGGATTTGCAGAACTTTTCAAAGAAACTTTAATGCAAGCCACTTTGCCAATTAAAATTGGCAGCGTTGTAAAACCTAGTGACCCATTGTATTCAGTAGCCAGAGGTTGCTTGTTAGCTGCCGAAGCTGCTTTAAGTTGATAAATATCTTAAAAGAAAGAAAAGAAAGGTAAGAAATGAAAAGAAATCAAAAAAGCGTAAGTGATCTTGGCGCTGCTGCATATTTGCTAATGCATGATATAAAGGTTGTTGGAAGACGTGGAAAAGACATCTATTTTTTAATAACAGATGAACACTCATCAGACAAATTTGACCAATTAACTTTGGATTATTTATCAAGTGAATTCCATAGGTTTGACGCTTGCATCATGTCTTTAAAAAAAATTGGTGAATATAACTTCGATCCAAAAAATCACCGATTTGTAACAGATCTTGGAGCGGCGGCTTATATTTTAATGCACAAATATAAAGTTGTAGGAAAAAGAGGAAAAGCAATCTATTTCGAAGTAGAAGATGAAATTTCAGATAAATTTGATGAAATAGCTTTAGAATATATATCAAGTGACTATCACAGATTTGATTCTTGTCTTATGTCATTAAAGAAAATTGGCGAATATATTAGTGATCATAACTAAATGTTTTTTGATATATAATGCAAGGAGATAACCAATGATAAACTTTAAACAATTTCGATCATCATTCAATGAAGATGATATTAATCAAAATGTCAACACCAACAATCAAGAAGCACAAGAAAAAATGAATAATATTTTTTCTTCTATTGATAGCGAAATTGACAAATGGGTGTTTGATTTAAAAAAGACAATGGTTACTCCTAGCTTTTTTCAAGCCGGTCAAGCTGGTCAAACTGGTCAAGATGGTCAAGCCGGTCAAACTGGACAACCAATGCAAAGAGGGATATGGGATCGTTTCAAAAACTTCTTATCAAATGTAAGACATGGAAGATACGATCCTAAAAACCCTTATAAATGGCAAAATACACTTGGCGATTATTTAGGACAAAAAGTCGAGAGTGTAAATCCAAATAACTTGTCTTTAAACGATTATAAAATATTAAAAACTATTTGCGAAGACTTACAACAAAGCCTAGATTCTCTTCCAGCAGGATCAGAAAACCTCCATATAATTCGCATAATTGATCAAAGATCCGCTCAATTAAAAAGAATTATTCGTGATATAATTTCAAAGTCATTGTCGAATGTAAATGAACCCGAACCTGTATCTGAACCTGTATCTGTATCTGAACCTGTATCTGTAACAAGAACTAAACCTGGAACTGGCTTAATGACTAAACCAGAAGAATTTGAAGTAGCAAGAAAGAAACGTGGCAGACCAATAGGATTAAAAAATAAACCAAGACCAGAATCGCAACAAGATACAGAACCAGAATCGCAACAAGGTACAGAACCAGAATTGCAACAAGGTACAGAACCAGAATTGCAACAAGGTACAGAACCAGAATTGCAACAAGGTACAGAACCAGAATTGCAACAAGATACAGAAGCAGGATCGCAACAAGGTACAGAAGCAGGATCGCAAAAAAAATGGTCCGATTTGCCTAAAGAAGAAAAAGCTATTACACCTCCTCCGAAAAACGAAAATGATACTTGGGGCACATTAAAAGGAAATAGGAAATATTGGAACGAATATGGTGGAGGAGTATCAAATCTAAAATCTGATGCGGAAATATTAAAAGTTAAAAAATTTAAATTTCCATTTCCAGTTATATTTAGAATCGGCGATCCACGTACAAAAATTGTAAAGGATGAATTAGATAATGCCAAAAATATCTCACAAGAACCAGAAGCCCTTTCAGACATTTTGAATCATAGATTTGAACATGAAGACGAAATAATTGATTTCAATCATTTTAATCAAAAAATAGAAAGAGCAAAAATACTAGATCAAAAAATCTCAGAAAAAATTCAATCAAATGAATCTTCGAAAAAAAGTAAAGAAGAATTAGACATAAAAATAGATTTTTGGAAAGATAAAATAAATAATTTTGAAAGCGAATTAGAGAATATAAAAGACGGGGATCGTGATCAATGGAGCAGAGAAGATTATAATGAAGCCGCAAAGATTGTATATCAAAAATACAAAGAAAAACTAAATGAAAGATTCAATAAAATTGAAAATCAAACAATAAAGAAAGAATCAATAGAAAATCTAAACCAAGAAGAAAAAAGCCCAAATGAAGATTTTTTTGAAAGACTAAATAATCTTAAAAAAATAATGAAAGATTCTATAGATTCTTACAAACAAGAATTAAGACCTAAAATTGAAGAAGATGACAAAGATGAATTTGAAAAAGCAGATTCAATTCCAAAATTAAATACTTATTATAAAAACGTTATACAAAATATACCTGAAAGTTATTCAATAATAAAGTTAAAAGAAAGATTGCTTTTTAAAGAATACAATCAGAAGAATATTAAAAAATTAAATGTAAACGAAAGAACAAAATATTTTAAAAACCTTTTAAAAAATCGCTAAAATGGACATCACATGAAAAATGCATAATGTTAACGATTTTCTTGTGCTTTTTTTGCCAAATTAGCCATAAATTCTGCATTCACATAAGGAGAAGCATTTTTGTTAACTGGTAAGATTGATTGCTTTGTTTCTAAAGGTGCTTTTTTAATTTCTTGG